CTATTGGTTTAGTGATACCGATAAGGATAAGATGTTAGTTCAAAAAATGGATGAAGAAGACGGTACATCATTAAGTAACACTGCGGATTTACCGAATAACCCAATAGTTCCTATGAATATTACACCATTGGAAATCCCAACAACTGAGAAATCTTCGGTAGTTGAAGAATCACCAAAAGTAAAAGTAGGTGTTGAAATCGATGAAGATGGTGATGGTGTAATGGATGGTTTGGACTTCGATGGTGATGGTAAGATCGATGAATACTTCGCACATAGACAATGTGAACACGTTTGGGGTGACCAAGACGGTGACGGTGATGAAGAGTGTTTGGTTTGTGGTAAAATCAAAGACGTAGAATAAACTAAAATAAAAATAATTTTATGACAATATCATTAGATAAAATCAAAGAACAGATTGGATTAGGGTTAATAAGATTGGCTTTAGCGTGGACTATATTTGCACTATGTTTTCAAGTCTTTATGTTTGTTACCCATCATATTAAACCTGAGTTAGCGACACAAATAGGTAACGAACTTACTTGGAAATTCGATGGTACATTTAAAAATGACCCAGATAACATTTGGTACGAAGGACCTAAAAAATAATTAGATTATGAAAAAAGTAATTTTTGTCTTAGGTGCGGCGTTACTATGCTCGTCATCATATTCTCAAACAATAGGTAAAACTAAAACTGAGGATTATAAGGCTTCATTCGAAATCAAAAAAGATATTACACAATTCTTAGATTACGATGGTCCAAAAAAGAACATCCAATTATTGAAGTGTGGTATCAACGATGAGATGTATGAAATGTATCCTGAACTAAAAGAAAAGAGAGTTGGTTTGGGTGTTACAAACATCGTATTAGAATATCTTGATAATTTAAACCGTTTTGAATTTACTGAAGATAAAACAGAAATTAAAAACAGAATGGTGAAACAATTCCAAGCTTCTCAAGCTGGAATATCGGAGAACAAATTAGACGGCAGAGGTAAAATTAAATTAGCACATTATTTCGTAGAAATTGAGTGTTATGACTACTCTGTTAGTGAAGATGAAACAGTAAACTTGAAAGATGGGGTTAAGAATATGTTAGTAACCCGTATTGGTTTACAAGTTAGATTCACAAATGCAGAGACAGGTGCGATCATCGCAGCATCTGGTTTAGGTGAAGCGAAAACTACAAGAGAGTTAACTTTCTTGTCTGACGCAACTGTTGACCCCGTTAAATTTAATCAATCCACAATAAGCATCTCAACAAAGAAAGCTTTAGATATTGCGTGTGCAAATATCTTAGACAAGATGGTTAAAAAAGGAATATTCACTAAATAATGAAAAAATGGATCGGTGTATGTTTGTTTTTACTCTTTTTTCTGAAAGGTTCAGGACAAGTTGTAACGCAAACATACATAGACCCATGTGATTTAAAAACTTATGTGGTAACTATACCTATCACTAATAATAGTGGTGTTACAGTTATCATCAGAGGTAAATCCAAAGTATTCACATATGCTCAGTTTACAAGCGGTGAAGTTGATCAATGGATCAAAAGTATATTCGCCGCTCCGTGTCCAACAAGTTTAGTGGTACAACAAACAGTGACAGCTACAGTATCTCAAGCGGCATCAGCGGCGGCTTCATCGGCAGCTAGTTCCGCGGCTTCATCGGCAGCATCATCTGCCGCAAGTTCAGGAGCATCGGGTGCTGCGTCATCATCGGCATCTAGTGCCTCATCATCCAGTTCATCTTCCTCCCAATCATCTTCATCATCTGGAGAATCCTCATCATCAGGAGGTGGAAGTTCGGAAAGTAGTTCTTCTTCAGAAAGTAGTTCAGAATCAAAATCTGAAAGTAAAAGTGAAGAAAAAAAATCTGACGAGAAAAAAGAAGAAAAGAAAGAAGAAAAGAAAGAGGAAAAGAAAAAAGAAGAAAAGAAAAAGTCTGTTGCCGCTAACCCAATGTTAGTCGCTTCTGACCTAACAACAGCTCAAGGACCTGACTTCAGATATAATGCGATAGTATCTTTTGGTGTAAGTAAATCGTCGATGGCTGGGAACGAGAGCTGGGGGGCAACAGCACTAATATGGAGCACTTTGAGACAATTTGCTCTTAGTGGTGGATATACCAAAATGGATTTCAATAAGGGACAACTTAATGCAATCCACTCATACTCCATAACAGGAGCCTACTTGGAAGGAAATTATATGAGTCTTGTTGGTTACACCTATATTAAACCACACCCTAAATTTGGTACCTACGGGTATAATTTAGGAGCCATAACTTTATTGTTGAAAGACACAAAAATAATAAACAGTAAAACGGGAGAAACAAAAGATATATTCAATACGTCTTTCTCAACTTCAGTGGTTACGTTTTGGACAAAACCTTATGTTGTTGATAGAAAGATTACCCTATCTCCACAGGTATTCTTAATGAATTCACCAATAAGTTGGAATTCTAAAACAGGAGAAACAACTGTCGATAGACAATTTGGATTTTTGGTTGGATCCTCGTTTGACTATAAAATAAGTAAGAGATTTGGTTTCAGTTTTAACTACAAACTCGCAGGTTCAACTCTAAAAGGAGCACCATTACTTAGTAATTTCTTGATAGGTTCAAGAGTAATGCTTTAAGACTATGAAAAAGATATTAGACATTAGACATTTTATAATTTTGGGTTTAATAATAACATTATTGGTGTTATTGAAATCAGATAACAAACCGAAAATAAAAGAAATAGTCAGAGAAGTTCCATCGGAACCAATTCACGATACAATAACTGTGGAAGTTGAGGTTCCGTATGAGGTGAAAGGAGATGACATCTATCACGATACAACAATATATGTTCCAACCTACGTACAGGTTGATACTGCAGCAATTCTACAAAAATATTATGTTACCAACTCATTTGTTGACACAATAAAGTTGAATAACAACCAAGGGTTTGTATATTTGAATCAGGATGTATTTGGAAACAAAATAGTATCGAGAAAATGGTCAGCAACAATCAAACCAAAAATAGTAAGAGAACCGGCACCTGAACCACCACCAATCAAAAACCAATTATTCTTTGGTATTAACGGAGCAATTAGTAGAGAGGATTGGGTGAATTCATTAGGGATGGGTATAATCCTTAAAACAAAAAAAGATCATCTATATCAAATCGGTACAGGAGTTGCAAACAGAACAGTTGACGGAGTCTCAGGTGAGTTTCGACCGTACATAAATGGAGGGGTATATTGGAAGATAAAAGTAAAAAAATAAAATATTTATAATAAAACGTATAACTATGAAAAACATATTACTAACCTTATTGATTTCTCCGTTATTAGCTTTTGGACAAGTTTCTTCATGGAGAAGTAATCCACCATCATCTCAAAGATCTACACCATCAATACAACCATCTACACCACAAAGAAATGACGTAAGTAGTTGGAGAAGTCAACCACCATCAAGAGGGTATGATAGACCTTCAAGAACAAGACCTGGATCTAATATTATTGTAAGAAACCCTTTCTTCAACAATTGGGGTTGGGGTTGGAATAGATGGGATATGTGGGGAGCACCTGGATTTGGTTGGAACTTTTGGCAACCATCATTTTATTGGAATGATTGGGGTTATAGACAACCTGCTAGAGTATATGTTTACGATAATGGTAGACGAGATACTGTGAGAGGCAAAAAACCTGTTATTAGTTTTGGTATACAGAAAACAACAGATAATCAAGTTGGTGGATTCTTTACAATAGGTAATAAAGGATATTTTATCACAGAATATAATGCAAGTATGGAAAGAGATAACTCAACATTTTTTCCATTTGGAAATGTAACTCAAGTTGATTTTCCACTTGTAAATGATTTAGTACAAAGACAAAGTTTTTATATTGGTGCAGGAAAAAGAATAAAAAGAACGGGTATTCATATGATGATCGGAACTGTAAGTGAAGATGTAAAATGGAGAGGTAAGGATGATTTGGGTTATATTACGTTCCCGAAATATTTGGATAGATTTACAACAATAAAAATAGGTGCTTTACACGATTATAAAAATTTTACAATTAAAATGGATTATGATCCGGTAATTAATAATGGGACTTTTGGTTTAGGAGTGAATTTTTAACTATTTAATTATATGATGGACTTAAAAAAAATTATAAAAGAGGTTTTAGAACAATATTCGGAATCAACATTAATTCTAAAAGAAAATGTTGAAGTTTCTGAGTCTTTACAATATCATATTGATAATAAAATGACATTAACAAACAATGTTTTCAGAATGTATTCTGAAAAATACTTTGATTTAGTCAATGAAGTTAGAGACTTATTCAATGAGGGTAAAATTGACCTTAACGAAGAAGACAGATTGATGGTTGAGTCTGATTTAGGAATTAAAGTTAAAGTTGGTAGAGAATATGTTTATTTAGATGCACCATATGTTGTAGAAAGTGAAACAGATGAAGAAATATTAGGTGAAGCAAAACATAGAGGTAAAAATGTTAAATTGAACAAACCGTTCAGAACATCAGGAGGACCAAAAAAATTCGCAGTTTACGTTAAAAGTAAATCAGGAGGAATAAAAAAAGTCTCTTTTGGTGATCCTAATTTAAGAGTAAGAAACAAGAACAAAGGTGCTGCAAAATCATTCAGAGCTCGTCACAAATGTGATCAGAAAAAAGATAGAACTACAGCAGGATATTGGTCTTGTAATGTAGGTAGATATGCAAAGCAACTTGGGTTATCATCCTCAAATTCATGGTAATATGGATTTTCCATTCCAACAAGAAAATATTAACGGTAAAATAGTAAGGACATTCTCACCCGATGTTGATGTTGATGAATTAAAATGGCATCAAGATACAACAGATCGAAAAGTAACCGTAATCCAACACGGAGAATGGGAGTTTCAAATGGAAGATGATTTGCCAGTCAAATTGTCAAATGCCGAACAAATTTATATTCCGAAATTTGTCTGGCATAGAGTTATCAAAGGAACAGGAACAC